TCGTGCTTGATTAAGTCGGGCGGGACGTTGGGAAGTTTTGGCGCAAGCAGGTCCAGCCACTGCTCAGGCGCTACCAGTCCGCCGGGAAACCTTTGGATGACCTCGTCCATCTAGCGTATCCCGAGGTCGGTGGTGAACGCCGTGAGAAGAGCTGCCGCACGACCATCGGTCGTGTACTCGTCGTCACGCAGCTCAGCCCAGCCGGCAACGTACTTGACCAGGGACGGCATGCAAGTCTCAGGCAATTGGATTTCACTGGTGAGCGCAGAGTACTGGGTTACCGGAACGTGGTACGCCCCGATGAAGTAATCGGGGCGTACGCGACGAATTTCCAGCACTGCCTGATTGATCGCCCGGATCAGACTGTCGTCCTTATACCGGGTTGTGTCCAAGTCCTGGATGATATCCCGGACGCCAGCGATGATGTCTGCGACTTTCATGGCTCATGCACGAGATGACGGACGCGGTGGTGCCCGCCTCGGTGGTAGCGGTGGAGCAGCCGGGGCGGGGTTGAGCGGCATATCAGCCTGATAGTCACTAACGGGTACCGTGCCACCAACGGTCGAAGGCGGCTCCATCCTGCCCTCCACCGCTTCCGGGGCAATTTCGACAGCCTCGTACTCGTTTCCCTCCACACTAGGCACCGGCTGAGCTTGCGGGATACGCACTGATCCCGGCATCGACCCACCCTGTCCTGACTGGGCAGCTTGGGCAGCCATGGCAATCTGTTCAGCCTGCTTGTCCCGACTTGACTGCTGCTGCAACGCCTTGGCCTGCAGCAGCTCAGCTTCGGTCGGGAATTTGTCTTCGGCCAATACAACTGTGCTAGCTGGGCCACCCTGGACCGGAGGGGAGCCGGTCCAGGGCACCCGCACACCATCTTGCATGACAGCATACAAGTTGGTGTGCTTGGCCATGTCAGCGTTGAAGCCGTAGCGGAACCCATCCTTGTCGATCAGATACAACTCACTCACTACGGCTCTCCCCTTCTACCTTGACCCACGGGTCAAGGTCAGCCCTTAACGACGTAGGCGTCAGTAACGAACGTCCCGTCGATCACCTTGTGGCCGTACACCTGCAACCCACGCATCACTGTGCCGAACGTGCTCTCAACTCGCAGGGTCTCCAGCTCGGTCAGCTGTGAAGCGAACGTCAACGCATGCTTATTACCGGCAAACATGTGGTACGCCGTCGACGCACCCTCGGTCGCGGATGGCAGCAGGTTCGAGGTGTAGATGGTGAACCGGTCGATCTCACCCAGCCGGCCGTTGCGGAGCGGCGAGGTCTGGTCCCCGGTGATGGAAGCATTACGGAGGTCGGACTTGAGCAGCATGCCACCGGCCCAGATCGGCATCACCAAAAACCGATCGGTGCCGGGAACGTTCTGCTCGTCGAGCACCGTGCCCATGTCCACGATCAGATCGAGAATGTCCTTCTCGGTCGTGTTGTTGGCGGACGCTTTCTTGACGATCAGCGGCGTACCCGCCACGCCAAGCTTGATGTCACCCGACTTGCGGCCCGCCGTCTGGCCCTTGTTCGCCGCCGCCGTACCTGCCGGCAGGGTCGCCAGCACCGCCGTGTCGATGGTGATCTTGAGCTGCTCGGCCGCGTCATCAGCCCACTGATCCATCAAGTTCATGTCGGACTGAGTCTTGATCACGTCGTCAAGCACAGCACCCCAGTACTTGCCCTTGTCGATCAGGAAGTCGATCGTGTCGGAGCTGGGACGCTCGTAGACCAGAGCGCCATCAGCCTGATAGTCGTTAATCGTGATGGTAGCCTTGGTGCGGATGCGGACCGTATCACCGAACTTCTGGATCTCGCCCTCGTAGTCGGTGTTGCTGATCGCCGCCAGCACGGTGCTGTCGTAGAACTTGTCCAACAGCTTGCCGGACCAGATAAGCGGAATAAACCGGTTCGCATACGCGAAGGTCGGGGTACCTGAGCCCGTTGGGGCTTTGGTAGAGGCAACTGGAAACGCCACGGGTTAGCTCCTCACTGAAGGGTAAAATCACCTCTCAACAGTGCGGCCTCGATCCTGCGAATGGCGTCAGCTTTCCCCTTCGGGTCGTTACGCCACTTGCCTTTGGTGACGTTCGTGAAGAAGGTGCGAGCTTCAGCTTCGCTGATCTTCTCCGGGGCCGGAGCTTCGCGAGAAGCAGGCTGTCGTGGCCTGCCGGGAGCTGCCATGTCCTCTAGAACTTTGCGACCCGCGATACCGTTACCGGGCGTGGAGGCCGTAGTTCCAGGATTCAAAGCAGCCTGCTCAGCGAGGAAACCCGTGAAAAAGCGGGCAGCGCGCTCACTATCTGCTAATCCACACGCGCTATCAAGCAGATTTTTCCGCATGTCCCCGGAGTATACATCCCGCTCGGTTAGCCAATGGTTGAAATCCTGGTCCTCGTTCAAGTCACGCCACTGCGGCACCAGCCGGTCCAGATCCCGATAAAACTCCTGCGCAATCTGCTGCTGGGTCCGCTTACCGAACTGCTCGACCTGACCAGTAACCGACTTTAGCTGATTGTCGACCTGCGCCGCGAACTGCTTCATCCGCTGCTCAGCTTTCATGTCAGCCAAACGTTCGATGTAGTTGCTGAACTCCTCGCCGTACTGCTCACGCTCTTCAGCTGTGATCAACGATTTCGGCGCAGTTTCCACCGCTGGAGTAACTGCAGAAGTAGGAGGGACTTCAGCAAGCTGGGTCTGCAGCTTGGCAATAGCATTGAATTGAGCAGTAGTAGTCTCGGTGAGTTGTTCAATTTGCTTGGTCAGCTTCGCCATGTCGTTCTTGGCAGCCTGGGCACGACCTTTCCAGGACAGCATGGCATGTCGGGCACGCGCCAGCTCGTCGTCGTCTTCGGGCGGCGGATCGCCAATAGGCGTTTGCTCAGCCTCAGGAGCCTCCTGCGGGGGGTCGGGATCTACCTTGACCTGTGGGTCAAGGTTTGGCTCCTCGGCGGCTGGCGAGGCCTCCAGGTTGGAAAGAGAAGCATCCTCGATCGGAACGTCCAGGCCGGGGATCGGCTCACCTTTTTGCTGGGCCTCGAATGCCGCCTGCCCGGCCTCGACCTGCCTGCGGATATGATCAGGGAGCGGCATCGAACAACTCCTTGCCGTTGGTCAGGGTCCGGTAGATTTCCCGGTAGGCGTGCAACCGACCCCTGGTGTGAACGCTGCGTGGACTGACATCAGCGAGACTGCGGTTCAACAGTTCAATTGCTTGTCCACGCAGATGCTCCAGCAGAAGCTTGTACTCAGGAATAAACGTCAGCTTGTGCGCCGCGTCTTCGAGCCGCTTGCTTTCGCTGGGCGGCTCGATGCTCGTAGCAAACGCTGGATGCTGAGCTGCCTGGGTCACAAATGTCATTTGGCCGGATTGCTCCTAGTCCGGTGCATATTGTCGGTCTCCTCAGCTTGCGCCTGCGACGAAGCCTTGGGCGGAGCTAAGCGAACGGGTTGCCCCCCGCCTTGCCCTTGGCCTTGGCCTTGCCCGCGAACAACGGGGCGCCCTTGCCTTTCTTGCCCTTTTTGTCCTTCTTGCCCTTGGCGAACGGGTTGCCCCCCTTGCTCTCCATTGCCGCCCGGTCCCCCGGGGGGAACGGCTTCTTGGCCATTTGCTACTGCTCCTTGCTGTTCGAGTTGCGCCTGTTGCGCCTGTGCCGCCAGCTCCTCGGGCGTCGGAATAATATCGTCGCCCTCCAGGCCCAGCGTGTCTGAAACACGTTTCAAAAGGGTAGCCCGCCCGGGCAGGCCCATAATCTGGCTGTCGATCGGGTTCATGGTCAGCTGCAGGAACTCGATCATCCGCATGCGGTCCGTCTCTTTTGTCTGCGCATAGGTCGCACCCTTGACGACAATGTTCTCGTCGCCGCGCAGATACTCGTCGCCGGTCGCCAGCAGGATCAGGTCATACAGCTTCTGGATCAGGCACTCCAGGACGTTGTCCACGGAGGCAGCGATGCTGGTCATGCTGCGATTGGCGTTGGACATCAACATGGACAAACCCGAGGAAGTACGTCCAGCTCCACCAACCTTCTCGTTGCCGGTCATGTACTTTGGCACGGAACTGACTTCATCAGCGATGGTGCTGAAGAACGCGAACGCCTGGATCAGCTCACCGACGTTGGAGTTGGGCTGAAAGAACTCGATTGCTTTTTGTGCTGCGGTAGCCGGCTCAGAGTTGAACCGCCAGCGCTTCCACGGGTAAAACGTCTCGGCGTCGGCGATGTTTTCCAGTCGAGTCACGTCCACGACCACCTGCGGGCCGCTCGACAGACTGATGTTGTTGCAGATACCACGGCCGATGGAGTTGACGATTTCCTGCACGTCACCCATCAGCTCAGGCAAAGCCGAACCAACGATAGAGCCGGGGATCGGCTCATAAGCAGCACAGTAGTACGGCACCCGGTTACGCGGGTCAGGGTCGATCTGGATCTTGAGCACATACCGATCGCACAGGTAGATGCTGACCAGATACTCCATGTCAACATCGAGCCCGCCCTCGATGTCGCTGTCGCTGACCCCGAACTCCTCCAGCATCCGACCAGTCATCGGACCGGTATAGACGATCACGTCGATCGTATCGGTCCAGATCGAGGAAGGCTGGTTTTCGAGTTCGTCTCGACCTGAAACCATGAAGACAGGATCGGCATAGCCCCGATCCCCGTAGTCTCGCAATGCGGACACAATAGCGGCGTCGTCGAAACCGGGAATGCCACGCAAGGCCTGCAGGTCAGCACGGTGCATCCGTCGCCGTTCGCAAATTCCCGCCTCTTCAATTCGTGCAGCTCCCGATGTCCATAGCAAGTCATGCGGGCTAACCCTCTCGAACGTCAACACCGGTCGCCGCTGGCGGACCGGCTTACCCTCGACGTAATGCACGTCGGTCTTCATCACCACGGTCGGACCGCGCAGAAACGCTACCGGGTAGGTAACGAAGTCGATCAGGAAATCGGCCAACGCTTCGTACAGCCCACCTTCCACACAAATATCATCCAGTTTCGTCGTAGCTTCCAAGGCATCGGCCCGGGCCTTCTTCTTCGCCGTGTTGTCCGCCGCGTTCATCAGCTGGCCGACCCGCTGGCGGACCTGGGCTGGCTGAGGTGGCGTGCCGGCAGCCTTCAGATTGGCAATCTCAGCTGCCACAGTCTGCTGGATCGCAGGAATGATGTTATCCGGCAATGTCGGGTCCGGCGTCGGACCAATGTTCCACGGCCGCTCGCCCTGCAGAAAGATCCCAGCCAGGACGGCGTAGCTGGCACGGATCTTGTTAGACGCCAACCGGACATAAACTTCGCTGCCGCCAATGGCCTGGACTTCCGCCATGTCAGCCGGCTCGTACTGGCCCTCGCGCATCCGGGCACACTTCAGCAGACGCTGCTCCAGACCAATCAATGTACGGAAACGGTTCATATCCTCCAGTTCGCGGCGAACGTAGCCAGCCAGATCGTCAGCGATCAAAGTAGTGGGCACACCGACATCGTCGCCTTCGCCGACCTCGCGCTGCACCAGGGCTAGCACCATAGCCTGTCTCCCAGGCACCTTGACCCGTGGGTCAAGCTAAGCATGCTTGATCTCCAAAAATATACCGCACGTACTAAACCCAACCGAAGTGCCCCCGGTCGTTGTTGCACCCGGTTTGTAACCAACAAAGCACGCGATAGGGTCCGTACCTCCGTCTGGAGCAGGAAGTCCGTTGGCACGCGTAGCGTTATACAGCTCGGTAAAACTACCTGGGTTGAAGAACGGCGGCGGGTCGATCGGACCGTTGGCGAGGCAGACCGCAGACGCCACCAGTGACTGACTGTTGGCAGACAAACCTACTGGCAAAACGAACGACAGATCGCCGTTAGCGTCGGCATCGAAGTCACGGTTACTGTAATCAGTCGAAGCATCCGTTGTCCCCAACACCACGACATGCTGAAATACCGCATTGGCAGCGTTTATACCGACAGTGAACGCTCTAGCTGGCGTCGGTGCTAAAGCACCAAATATAGTAACCCGGATCGCAGACGGCAACTGATTAAGTTCGGATACATCGGAAACGATGCTCCACCCCAGGCTCGTGCCTGAGTTGCTGACCGTAGCCTGGGCAAGCGACGATATCACGTTGTGCCGACGCTGCGCCTGCACCACCAGCAACGGCATCCCGGCCGGTGGCGTGATGCTCGGCGTGGTGATCGACGCTCCGCTAGGGTTCACTTCCGAAGTCAGAAACGAAATCGTTGGCGGCGTGGTGATTATCGTCGCCGCTGGCGGGTACATCATGAGCCCTCGACTCATGGGGAATAGCCCGTTGCCGGCACGACCAGAAGCACGCCGCTTGGCAGGGTAATGGCAGTCAGCACATTGATCTTGTTAGCTCCGGTATCGGGGGTCCAAGTCACCCCGGCTGGAAGATGAAACCCCGCTGCCAACGTGGTGGTACGTCCAGCCGTGCCATCGTTGCTGATAACCCAGCAATAGGTCGCACCGGGCTGCACCGTAGTCGGGACAGCGATGGTCCGATTACCGGCGATGGTAACCGAGAACACCGTACCAACCCCAGCATCGCTGACGATCGTCGCCGCATCCGTAAGCGCAGTAAAGCCCCGATCAACGTACCGGCGCATTGATTGTGGAGAGCCAACCGCTACCAAACCCCGTCCGGTCGCAGAGAAAGGGGCCAATGCCAGCGCGCTCGGCCCAGTGAAATACGCAGTCTGGTCAGCCGCACCAGTCAACCCGGATATCGCAGTCAGATTAGCCGCCAGCGACTGCTTGCCTGCCAGCGCTGTCGTGTTGTCGGCAGCAAACGTCGAGCTGTTGCCCAGCGACGTTGCGATCTTACCCAGGGTGTTGAGCCCGCCCGGCGCGCCACCAAGGATGGCTGCATCGGCGTTGTCAACGTAGAGGGTCGTCGCCAGCTGCGTGCTGGCATTGTTGGCTGCGGCTGTCGGCGCTCTTGGCGTACCAGTGAAAGTCGGCGAGTTAAGCGGCGCACCAGTGCCAGTAGCGTTGTTCAGTACGTACAGGCAAGTCGCCAGCTGATCAGTGTTGGTACCGTTGGCAGCAGTTGGCGCACGCGGCGTACCAGTGAACACCGGACTGGCTAAAGGAGCCTTTGTCCCTAGAGCCGTGTTGACCGTGGTAGCAAATGCTGTGTCGCTGCCAATTGCCGTTGCCAGCTTGCCTAGTGTATTCAGACCGGTCGGCGCACCGCCCACCAGTGCCACGTCGCCCGCTGTAGCAAACGCCGTCGTCGCCAGTTGGCCTGAGCTGGTCCCTGGAACCGCCGTAGGCCCCTGTGGCGTCCCGGTGAAGATCGGACCGGCCAGATCAGCCTTGGCCCCCAGCGCGGCTGTCAAACCGACTACGTCAGCGATATTGACCGAAGTGCCGGTGCTGGTCGACCAGTCAGCGTTGGTCAGGCCGGCACCCATCCGATAGGTCAGATCAGTAGCGACGACATAGACCTGCATCCCCTGCCGCCGACGTGCGGTTGGGATCGCATCCCGCGCGGTCAGATCAACCGCAGTACGAAACCCGCCAATCTGATAAGTCGGATCATTGATCGGATAATCATCGGCGCTGTCCTGGGGAACAGCTAACCCGGTAAACGGTACACCTGGGATCGCAGCCATCTTAACGTCTCACGAACGTGTTACGACGCACGATTGTCGTACTACCACCGCCACCGCCACCGCCTGATATGGTCCAATCAGAAAACACCGGATACACGAACGGCCGTGACGTTGGCGTGTCGGTCCAAGACGCATCGCCGCTCGTCGGGCCAGCGCCACTGGTCACAGCGGTACCGAGTGTACGATTAGCGTAGAACGCATCGCTACTGCCAGTAAATGCAGACAGATCGGCAGCAGTTGGCACGTCGAAAGTCTGCAGAGCACTGGTACGGGCAGCAGTGCCACAAATCCCGATGTAGTAATATGAGCCAAAGTCTAGCGTTGCCAGCGTGGCATCAGGGAATATCGCCCAGTTGTTGTTATGACTTGCTGAATTGACTGCTAATGCTAAATCAGACGAGAGACCTACCTGCTGCAACACTGTAGTACCGTTGTACAACGTCACCCAAACCGTATTACCAGTTGGCCATGAACCGCCGCGCCAACGCACGCCGGCTAACTTCCCGGTGGTGCCCATCCCAGAATTAAAGCGGAACTTTACTCCAACTTCAGCCGTTGCTGACGACGTCCGGGCAGTAGGAGCGGCGATAGGAAGGCCATAAGTTGCGCCCGATGTAGTGCGGAAACCAAAAAAACAGCCGTGTGTAGCACTTTTGACCCAAGTCCCAGTCGTGTTGATCAATCCCGCCGCAGCAATTCCTGGTGCCCCAAAGAAACTAGAATTATAGCGAATAGAACAAGTGTTACTGGCACCAATCGTTCCGCTGGAATACTCGCCAACAATCGCGATAAACTCGCCCCGCGTACCCGCGTAATTGTTGGCGGTTGACACAAACGTCGGCGTAATTGTCGGCGTGAAAGTACCCGAAACCGGCGAGCCGCCGCCTTTGATCGTTCCATCAGGAAATCCGGTAGTAAGATCAACTCCTTGCACACTCAGGCTATAGACCGGCGGTGCGGTAACCGAAAAACAATTGAAGAACAGAGCGTTGATCGTAACCGCCTCTGGCAGCTGAAAGACCCAAGCAACTTTGTTGGCCGCATTGTTCATTGTAGCAGTGCCAACGGTAATGGCACCACCGTCAATTAGCGACCCCGGCCAGCCGATCAGTGAGCCTTGGTTATACGCGGTCATGGGCTTAATCCGGCAACACGTCGACGACCAGGATCATGTCGCTGGTGCTGGTCTGGGTGATTGCTCCAGCCGTGATCACCGCCGCATAAGCCGTGGTGCCGCTGGGCAGCTTGAACGGCATGCCGAGCCCGATCGCCTGATGGGTCGAATTGGCGGTTACAGGACCGACCTGTTCGCATACTGCTACGCCAATCTGCTTGGTCATATCCGCATCGACGATCGAACCAACACCATTGTCAGCAATAGTGGTGCCGGTCGGATCAGCGTTGAATAGCGCCACCCAATATATGGCACCGACCTGTGGCGACTTGCTGAATACCTTGACTGCCTGGATCACGCCGGAACCTCCCGCCACCGGCACGATATTGGCTAGGGTCAGCTTGCCATCGACGAAGTCACCCGCAGCATACGCCCCAGAAGTCTGCGTTCCCATGGTCGGCAGGACCGTAACTGCTGCATTGGGTGAAGTCGGCATCCGGTTGGTCAGGCTGAGCACGTTGCCGCCAACATCAATGTTATGATGGGGGACCTGATCCAGGCCGGAAGTGCTACTCTTGAGAGTGACACCTGATCCGGGAGTTACAGCAACCGACATTCATCCTGCTCCTAGATAGCCGCGACCCACGCACTGTTAGCCGCTTGTGAGAAGTCGAACCCCCCCAGTCCAGTCACCGGCGGCCCTGACCCAATTCCGATTGCCGCCCGGATCACCGGCTCAGCCAGCGCCGCGATCAACGCGTAGCCAGCGTCGTTCGGATGCGCAGTGTCGGCGAAATAAGCTGACGGCATGCCACTGGTATTGGCGCCGGGCTGACCTACGCCCAATTTGCGCATCTGTGGCAAATCCTGGGCGACATCGACCAAGTAATCAGCGCAACTCAGATAATTAGCCCGCACCAGAGCGTTAAACTCGTCCATACACGCGTCGCCATTCGAGACGTTGTACGCGCCACGATCCATCGAAGTCCAAGCTATAACTTTACCAAATGTACCTTTATATTTGGTCATCAACGCTGAATACTGTGCCCAGACCGCTGCGGCATTAGCTACAGTGCCGCCAGGATCGCCGTATTCTGTCGTGGTGCCCCAGGCGGTGATATCGTTGGTCCCGTGCCAGACGCTGACCACCCGATGGTCGACGAACCAGCCACCGCATGGATTGCCAGCGGTCGAGACCCAAATCGCATTGGTATGCGCTGCCGTCGTGCCGCCAGAGCCCGAGTTCTGGAACTTCAAGCCGAAGC